TTTGCTTGTTTATACAAGTCTTTTGGCTTATTTTTCTTATATTTATTTTTTAAAAATAAGTACACTCCACCAATTGCTAAAATCAACACAGTAAAAAAATATCCTGCTCCTGTCATCTTGATACCTCCTTGTTTATTCTTTCAATCTCTAGTTCCATTGTTGCCAACATAAACATTTTTTCAGTTAAGTTTAAATTTAATAAATAATCTAACTTAAAGCCTTTTAGAGTATAAAAAGAGAGGAACGCCATTTCAGCGTCCTCTTCAATTAGTTTTTTATTTCTTCCACCTCTTCCTCTAATAAGTCTTTCTTTTTATCCTCATCTGCAAGTCCGTAGATTGCCAAGATTTTTTCTGTAAGCTTTCCAACTTCTCCAATATTGTCATCAAATACTCTTAATACAACTTCGTGAGGTTCTGCCACATCATAAGCAACTTGCAATTCTTTTTCTCGGAAAATTGGACAATGCTTTAAAATCAATTTACAGTTAGCTTCTGTGCTAGCCGTCATCGTTTTTTCTTCCATGTCATCCATAATTTTCATAACATCTCTTGCTCTTTGCTTCACAATCTCAATTGTTCCTCCAAGTACTTTTGAATTGAAAAGAACAATTTTCATTTTATCCCCATTTGATTGTTGTTTTCTAGCCAATAGCATTTCTAAAGTAATATCCTTTGCCATTTCTTAATATCCTCCAATTATTTAATCAAATCAATAAATCTATATCCGGAGAAAGAAAAAGGAACTTCTTCCTCTCTAATCTCTTTATTTGCCCATTTTAACGCCATAACTTCATTGATAGTAACTCCTGTAAGCTCTACCCGCTCTGCTCCATATCCAGTTGGATCTTCTAATTTTCCAACTAGTTTAATATCAGGAATATCTCCTGTTCGGATACCCTCGTGCAATAACTCTGCAATTGAGGAATCTATTTTGTGAAGCGTCATTGTCCCTTCTCCTGTAAAGCCCATATATCTCTTATGCTTCCCTAAATCTCCTGCAATATCAATATCCTCATATTCCAACGTGATTTTCGCTTCAAAAGACTTTGCTGCCCCAAGTTCTTCATTGTTTAGCCAAACAGCACCAAAGGAGCCTCTCAAAATCTTGTTTTTATCCATTTTCTTTGCCATTTATCAACCCCTCCTAAAACATATTGATAGTGAATTTAAAGTCTTCAACCGCATTCAATACCTTAATTTGTGCAGTCATAAAGACTTTTTTCTTGAAAGATAATTTCTTAATTTTTTCATCTTCCCAATCTTGCACTTCTGTTTTTCCAACGCCTAACCAAGCCAATCTTTGAGCTTCAATATCCACTTCTGCATAGTTGTCATATTCTTTGTCAAGAATATCCTCTCTTGCTAATTCTTTGAAATAAGCATTGATTGCAGAGAAAAACAGAACTTGATTATCATACATATTTTTGTATTTTCCAATCCAAGTTTTGAAAGTATTGTAAATGTCATCTCTCATCAAATCCATTGACTCAATAATGATAATATCTTTCATATCTTCTGTCTCATCTTGTGTAATTTCTTGTAAAGATGTACAAGCTCTAGCAACTCTTATATCTCCCTCGTCTTTATGTAAGCAGAAACCACCTTTATCAATGACATCATCAATATTTTCAAAATCGGATACTTCTACTAAGTTGCTACATAAGAAAGAAGTTGCTGATCTTGTCATTGGCAATCCTGCTAACATTCCTAAGATAGACGGAATATAGTGCCAACCATCTTCCTCCCCTCTCTTGCTATCTGCAAATGTAACTTTATCATTCATCAAGTTTACAATCCCTTTATTGTCTGGCTTTGTGGCTTTGTGAACGACTGCTTTATAAGTTTTTCCTGCTTTTCGCATAGACTTAATCCAAGATACCAAAGTAGCTGTATCTGTTTCTTTTCCGTCGTATCCTAAACCTACCCAGTTAATTCTTTCTTTTGCAACCTCCTTTAACCCATCAGCCAAAGTCCCGCTTTTTAAATTAAAAACGACAACCTTTGCAGGAGTGAACTCAAAGCAATCTTTAACTAATTGCAAGTTTTCTTTTCCGTAGTCGTTGTCTGTAATATCCGTTATAATCTTGTATTCCTTTCGTTTCCAATCTTTCGTGCTCTCTTTCACAATAAGCCCTACAATCCCAAGTTGACTTCTCTTGATTGCCGTAATAGCTTTTTGCTTAAAGATGATATCAATCGTTGGTCTTCCCATTCTTTACCTCCTAACTTTTTACGTTGTATTCCAATTCTTCCATCATTTCTGCCGCAATATCATTTTCTATTTCTTCCATTGTGTAGCCATCAAAGCTTGCTATTAAAACCCCGTCCGTTTCTTCAAAATGTATTTCCTCAACAGGAATAGCGAATGTTTCTGTTATCCAAAGAGTATGCAAAAACACATCTTCTATCTTATCTGTTATTTTCAATCTCTCTATTCTTCCCTTTTCTGCTTTCGTTGGGAAAAAATATATACGGATTGTAAATTCTCGTTCTTTGTAAGTTGTCATAAACGCACTAGTTTTCAATCCGTCTAGTTCCGTACGAAAGCTAGGCCGATTGAATTTTTCAGATAAGTCTTTACTGTCTATCTCGACATTTGGGAAAGTTTCTGCAAGCTTTGAATTTACAGCTTTTAAAATCTGACGCAGCTTAATCATTAGAAAGCCTCCTTATCCAGTAGCTCATCAACAAGTTTATTTTCTACATCTTCCGAAAATTGTTCTTCAAATTCCCTTGCTGTTTCGTCTAAAATAAAAGCTCCTTTCATAAATCCCCTATTTGCTCCTTTTTCTGTGCTTCTTTTGACCGTCCCATATTCTATTAAGTGCGAATGTTGAGCTTTATTAAAAACCTTTATTAAACATACTTTTTTAGTTACTTTTGGTTTAGTTTTATCAAACCCTTTCATATAATTCCCTGTTTTCTTTCCAATTTTCTCTTTAGCTTTTGCTCTTACTCTTTTTCTTAGCTCATTTCCTTCATCTCTTAAAAATTTTTCTGCAACTTTTGGATATTTTGAAAGAGTTTTCAAAAGATCTGTTGTAAATTTATCCAATCCTTCAGCTCTTATTCCGTTTGCCATAAAACGAAGCCTCCTTTTATAATTTTAATCATAAAAAAAGAGAGGTTTTGTCCTCTCTTTTGGTTGCTATGCTACATCGTCATTTGTTTCGATTAAAGGAAGTATATCTTTTTCTTTTAAGAAGTTATATAAAAATATTCTCCCTTTTTGTGTCCAGTACATATGAATTTTTACGCCTTGTGTTCCGTCAGTTTTTGGATAATTTTTTGTTTTTGTTTGTGTATAGCCTTTGTCTGCATACTTTTGATATAAGAACCATATCCCGCTTTGATTGTATTGAATTTTAAGCTCGTGTAATAATTTATTAAATTCTTTTGCAGACATTCCATAATCTTTTGCTATCATTGTTGTGCTTAACAAATCCTTACATTGTAAGATTAAATCATAGTATAAAGCTTTTGGTTTCAATTCTAATATCTGTTGCTCCTGTACTTTGTTTTGCATTTTTAAAACTTCATTCTCTTTTTTGGCTTTTCCGTATTGAATTAGAATTTCTCCTATTTTTTCAGGCTCTTGCATAATGGCTTCATAAACATTTTCAGTCATATACATTCCTGTTTTTCGTATCATAGGTAGGACTTCTGACGTTACCCAATCTGTAAATTCTTCTGCTTCTTTTTTTCTACTTTGAAAAATACATTTATATAAATTAGGCTCGTCAATAAAATTCATCGGCATATTTTGTATACTAGGCTCTCCATTTGCTTTAGTTCCTGTAATTACCCCTACCTTACTTAAAATAACCCCGTCTTCTTTTAATCTTGATTTTACTCTGCTTACTTGTTCTAATCCTAAAATTGTACAGACATCTTTTAGATTGAAATAAGGTTTATCGTCTATAATCACAATTCTTATTTCTCCGAATTTTTCATTTTTAAAAATCTTTAGTTCATTCATTTTATACCACCTTTCTCTTTTTATTCAAGGCTTTTTGTCTTTTCATACCTTGACCAAAACCAAATAAAAAGGCTTTTCCAATCATATCGTATTCACTTTTTGAGTTTTCTATTAACTCCTTAATTTGAAATAACGCTAAGTCATATCCTTCTGTTAGGTGTTTTTCATGTTCTGCAATCGTTTTACTCATATCTGCTATCATAATAAAAAAGCTCCTTTCAATATTTTTTGATAGTTGAAAGAAACTCTGTTCTGTAGTATAATAGATTTACAGAAAGAGATTTCTTTCGGACTAGAACATTTAGGATTGAGTTTGCCGACACGCTCCTAGGTGTTCTATTTTTTTAAGTCATCTTTTAACTTTTTTATCCCTCTTCTTACTGCTTCCATTTGATTGACTTTTTCATTAAAACAATATTCATCTAATACCGTTTTACTTTCTTCGTCAATTCTAACGGTTATTTTGTAAGGTTTTGGATTATCAGTAGGACGACCTATTTTTTTTGTCATTTTTCATCACCACCTTTTGACTGTCTTAATTATAAAATATGACCGTCAAAAAGTCAAGATGTTTTTTATTATTTTTTTACTCCTCTACTCTTTTACAAAAAACCTCTATAAATTGATTATCTTTGAAGTCCTGATTGAAATAAATAACTTCATATTTCAATCCATCATAAAGAAAAAACCAATCTTTTTGAATGTTTGGGATTGATTTTCTTCTAAAAGTGAATTTAAATTGATGTTCATTACTTTCTGTCTCTGCCTGCCCTGTTTTTACGCTGGAATTTTGAGGAACAATTTCGCAATATGCCTTTTTCATCAGTCTTGGCACTTTGTCATTCTCTCCAAGTTCGTTCTCAGCGTCTTCCCTGTGCCAAACTTCTATCAAGTGTCTTAATCTGCTTGTGATGTCGTTCATTTAACCACCTGCCTGTAGTTGTGTCATCATACTTCTTACTGTATAGGTAAAATCTTTACTCTCCCCATGTTCTCGATTGTCATACCAATCTTGAATGATAATATAACATAGCAATTTTGCCCTTTTCTCAAAGTTTTCATCTTGTAATCTTTTTTCTAAGTCACAAATTGCATCTGATAGATAAGCTTCTGCTGCGGTCATCAAAGACCGCAACAAAACATCATCTTCTTCATAATCAATTCTCAAATAGTTTTTTACCTGTTCCAAATCCAAGAACATTTACATCACCGCCTAAGATGCAGGAGTAATTTCTACATAAACAACCGCTTCACTATCGACTTTCTTTACATCAAATCTTTCAATAGCTCTCAATAGAGTTGCATTTGTTGTAAATCCTGCCTCTGTTGATACAGCTAATTCTAGCCCCTCTCTATCAAAGAAATAAATCATTTCTGATACATCCCCAACATAGAAAGATTTTTTACTAGGTGCATCAGGTAATAAAGTATCTTTCAACACAATAATTCTTCTTCCTTTGAATAATTTTTGAGTTGGATTTGTTAAATCTACTGTTAACAAAGGTCTTTTGTTTCCGTCTTCTAAGCTGTCTAGCCAATCGAAGCCGCTTTGGTTTGTGATAATCACTGCGTTTGCAGAGATAGCAGGATCTAATTCTTTATTTAAAGCAGTATTCAATGCTTTATAGTCTGTTCCTGTTTTCTTTGTTGCAGTCTTTAAAATTTCTAAAATCTTTTTATTTTCTGTATTTACAGACTTTTTCACAAATCTTTTTCCGACAAAAGAAGTTAAATTTGCAGTTTCATCCGCAAGTAAAGTATTTGAGATAGGAATAATATCTCCATAGTCTGCTGTTTTGAAATAAATTTGTGAGAAATCAATATCATGTTTTGCAATTTCTGATAATTCATCAAAATTTGTCAACTCTCCATCTGCTCCTGCTTCCATCGGCATTTGACCGTGATTAGAAGTTACAGGAATTACTGTACATAGAGATTTTAAAGTGATTTGCGTTCTTCTTAGTTCTTTAATTTGTTCAAATTGTTGTGCTGGAACTAAATATCCACCTTTTCCATCTGTAGATTCTACTTGTCCTGGAGTCCCTACTTGGTTCAAGTATTCCATTTCGGCGTTATTCAAAGGTTTTCTTAATACTAACTTATTGAAAATTACTATCTCATTCACTTTATTTTTTGCCTTCACTTCTTTCTTTCCTCCTACTTCCGTATTCATCATTTCTTCAATTTCTGTTTCTCTGATTTTGTTTTCTAAATCTTTTAATCCTGCAAGTTTTGCATGTGCTTCTTCAATTTTGCTTTCTGCCTTTAATGTTGCGATACTGTTTTTTAATTCTTCATATTCTTTTCTTAATTCTACTGATTTTTTCATTTAAATACCTCCTAATGCTAATGCAATATCAATTTCTTTGCTTAAATTTTCCATTTTTTCCTTTTCTTTTGCTTCTAAATCTTCCTTTTTCCTATCAATTTTATTCAGAATATCCTTTGGGATATGCTTGAATTTTTGATTTGTAAAGGCAAAATTGATAAAGTTTTCTTTTTCTCCAACTATGACTTTGAAGAATTTTTGAGCTTCTTCTCCCGTAAACCAAGTCGTTTCTTTCATAAGATTCAAAATCTGCTCTTTGTCTACTCCCTCAACTGCTTTTTCCGTGTAATTATTAGCGATTCCATCTTCCAGTTTTTCCAAAACCTTAATTTGCTCTGCCAACTCATCAGCATTTCCAAACACTCCACAGCTTACTCTATGTATCATCAAATAAGCATTGCTTGGAATGATAATTTCATCGCAACCAAACGCAATCGTTGAGGCAGAGCTTGCAGCCAAGCCGTCAATATAAGCAACTGTTTTTCCTTTATGATTTTTCAACATGTTACAAATAGCCACTCCTGCAAATACATCTCCACCACAACTATTGATATGAACATGAACATCTCCATTTCCTGCTTCTTTTAAAGCGTCCCGAACTGCCGACGGGTAAATATTTGTATCTTTTATTCCCCACATTTCTAGCCATCCATCGTTGCACACTTCACTCTCAATATCTCCGTCAATAAAAATTTCCGTGATACCTGCTTCGTTTCTGATTTTTAACCATTTTTCATTCACTTTCTCCACCTCCTTTGTCTTTATATGCCGCTCCCAATTGTTCTAAAGGGACATAACTACCGTTCATTACAACAACATCGCCTCCCTCTATCTCTGTCATTCCAGCTCTTTTTCTTGCTTCATTTATCGTATAAATTCCACTTGTCACGTATTTGCTTAAGCATTCTGCTTGCGTCTTCAAATCCCCTCTTAGAATGCTTGCTACATTGAATTCAAAATGCAATCCTTGCATTCTTTCTTTTTCTGTTAATAACTTCAAATCAAATTCTTCTTCATAAAGAGTTAAGATATACAGCAATGTATCAATATAAAAAGTCAAGTTCTGCATTTCTGAATTTGCATAGCTTGACTTATCGTAGTTATTCAAATGGTTTGGCTTTACTCCATAAGCTGCTGCAACCTGTAAAGCTGTAAATTTCTTCAATTCAAAGAATTGACTATCTGTAAGTTTCAAATCAAGAGGAATAATATCCATGCCCGGAGGCAACGGCATAACACCGGTTGGGTTTGTTTTAGAATTTATAAACTCCTCTATTTTTTCAAGCAGTTTCTTTTGCAATTCCTTGTTCAAATCTCCTGTGTATCTTAATATTGCCTTAGCGGTCAATCCTCTATCGTATAAGCTATTAAGGTATTGTTGACTAGCCTTTACCCCTTGAAGCGTTGTAGCGAGTGTTTCTCGCACTGACATACCCACAATGCCGTCCTTAGATAGTCCACCTTTTAGATGCAAAATTTCACCTTTGTTAAAATAATAAGATTTTCCGTCTTTGTTAAATTCATACCAAAGACTTTCTTTCCCGTTGAATAAGCCAACATTATCTATCCAAATTCTGACATGACGAGGATCCAATGGATAAATTCCAACCAACTTTCCCCTTAAATCATAGCTTAGATAAGCATAGGCATTTCCATAGTGATTTCTCCAGTATTCTAGCAGTGTCTTAAAAGTACTAGAGGTCATAAAAGGATTGATTGCTCCTCTTAACCTTAAAAGTGCGTCATGGTCGGTGATTCTGTTATTATCGTTGTCTTTTAAATGTAATGAGAGTTTTCCAATACTTTCAGATAATACTTTTAAACAAGTAAAATATGTTACTTCTGACAGATCCGCACCTGTTTTTAAACCAAAAAATTCGCCAAAATTCATTCTGGTTATAGAAGTTGTTCCACTTTTTTCAGTAACTTTATTCCAAAACTTCCGTATAATTCCCATGTTCCACCTCCTTTTTCTGTGATTTTATCCCATTAACTCCAACCAATCTGCAACAGATTCGTTGATGTCAACATCTTCTTTTTTATTCAATAACATGATTTTCCAAGCGTCAAGAATAGCGTCCACAGGGTCAATCCTGTTTTTTTGTGCTTGCTTGTCCACTTTTATTTCCCCGAAACTATTGCTTGTAGTGGTAGCATTGGCTATAGACCATTTTAACAAGCTATTTTTCTTATCGTAAAGCACTTGAACTGCCTTAACGGATAAAGCAAAATCCACTGTTGCGTCATTCAAAGACTTTGCCGATTGCTTCACTTCTGTTAAATCACAGCCTAAAAAGTCTAAATCTGCTAAAAAAGAACCTGCATTGTGAGCGTCATATCCACATTCCACAATCTCAATTTCATATCTTTCTAAAATTTCTTTTAAATGAGATATAATAAACTTATAATCCGTTTTTATTCCAAATGCTCCAGTTGTGAGTGTTAGAAGTCCCTCTCTTACCCAAATCCGATAAGGTACATCATCTGTTTTCTCATGTTCTACAAGTCTTAACTCAGGCATAAAAGAATGACTATAAATGTATATTTGATTATTTTCTAATGGAAATACTAAAGCAATACTTGTTAAATCCCCACCTTTTGATAAGTCAAATCCTAAGTATGCTTTTCTACCCTGCATATCTTCCAACGTCAAATCACTTTCGCATTCTTTGAATTTTGCCAAATCAATATATTGTCCACCTTTTGCAGTTACCCACATATTAAGTTGTTTTGTTAGAAAGTTTGTAAGGTCATCTCCACCTTTTTCCTTTGCGTCGATCGCTTTTTCAGAATATCGTGCTATTTTAGTCTGATTTGGCGTTCCGTCCTCGTTGTAAAGAAAATAAGGATTTGCTTTTAACCAATTTTTCCAATCCCAAATATCATCATCCTTGTCCATTTCGCAGATAAATATAAAGAGTGTTTCTTTTTCAACTAATCCCTCTAATATCTTTTCGCAAAATTGATAATGTTCATAACAAAAACTGTTCAAATTAAATCCTGCTGTTGTGATAGCTAATGTCAAAGCATTATCCACGTCAGCCTGCCCATCTAATAGCAATTTATACATTTGATTATTAGGGTGAGCGTGTAGCTCGTCACATATAGACAAGATGTTTCCAAAACCGTCCATAGACTTTGTATCTCTACCTAAAGACTTAATCACTGTATCTGTGATTAGACTTTTTATAGTCCTGTCGTGTTCTTTTACTTTGTATAACTCTGTTAAATCACTGTCGGATTCGATAAAATTTCTAATATCGTCCCAAACGATATTCGCTTGGTCTTGCTTTGTCGCTGCACAGAATATTCTATCTTTTAATCCTAGATATGTACTAAAGAATGTCGCTTGCATTCCTGATAAAAAAGATTTTCCATTTCTTCTCCCAACCTGAATATACGCTTCTCTAAATCTTCTTTCTTTTGTTCTTTTCTTTCTCCAACCGTGCAAAGAACCAATGATAAATTCTTGAAAGCCTCTAGTTTTTAGAGGTTCGCCATTCTTCATCACTAAAGTATTTGCAAAATCAATTGCGAATTCTGCTTCCTCAACATCAAATTTATAATCAAAATTCTTGTTTTTTAAGTTATCCAAATGTCTTTTACATGCTAAAAACTCCTTTCTTCCAGCTATTTTTTTGCCACTAACCACTAACTTAGCATAAGCTGTCGTTCTATCTCGTTTCATAAACTATCCTTGTTTTCGTGCTTTTATGAGTTCAATGAACTTATTTTCTTTTGTCTCTTCTTTCGTCGGTACAATAAGCTTTAATCTGTCAGTAGTGGCTAATCCTAGTTTTGTTGAGCATTGCATAATCTGTTTTATATATTTTTCTTGAACCACCAAAAGAGGATGGACAGTATCATAAACATCATTCGCCGTTCTTCTTTTTCCAAGATAGCCATTACACGATATTTTTTCTGTAACATCTTGATAGCAACTATATGCATTGCAATAAATTGCTAAAAATCCCAAGTCTAAATTATCAAGTAAATTTATTTTTCCTGCTTCTGTCACAACTCTTTCAAACTCTTCTTTTCCTTCGCATGATAGCCATTCCGGAGCTTCTAAATGTTCTCTCCCAAGTTTCAATTTTTTTTCTTGCTCCTGCCGATTTTTAATTGCTTGTTTTCCAATTTTTCCTGTGGATATATCAACAACTTTTCTTGTTCTTCCTGCCATTCTTTACACCTCCTTTGTGCCAAGAAAATAGATATTTTAACAATAAAAAAATATTTCCAAAATATTCCCAATTTATTGAAATTTCATTTCTGGCATTTTCTCCACGAATTAGGGGGGGAGGCGGTTTTAGAAGCCCTTAGTAAAAACTTTTTCAACCTCCCCCTATAAATATTTTTCAATAATAGAAAAGAGCAATCGCTGCATTTTTCGCTTTGATTGCTCATCTTTGTTATATTCTTTATGTATTAGAGCGTGTGTCTTATCACTTATCCAGATAAGATTGCTTATATCTAACGCTCTATCTTTATTGTTTTGTAGCTCTTCAATGTGATGGGATAAAGTTCCTTTGACTACTCTATGGTTTATCTCTAATTCATATAGATCCAATCCATTTGCTTTTAATTTACATAACTTAGTGAGTTCCTTCCAAGCTTTGCTGTGATAGAAAGCTGCACTCTCCTTGTTTCTTTTTTCTCTATCATATACTTTGTGCCTTTTCTTCTTGCATTGGCATTGTTCTCCTTGCTTTATTTTCTTCCCACATCTGCCACAGATTTTATATAGCATTTTCACACCTCTAAAATTTAACTTATAACCATACACTTAAAAATCAATTCTCGTTCGTTCTCGATACTCTATTTAACGTTTTAAAAAGTTTTTAGTAAATTATATGCCTAACTCGTTTGAACGGCTTAAAATAGCCTTATATTTTTTATCGCTACTTTTTTAGAGAAAGTAGCAAAACTCTTCTCATAAATTTCAAGGAGGAAATTCTATAAAAATAAAAAGAAGCAAGAATGTCTCTGTTGTTCTTACTTCTTCCATGATACTATTATAGCACTTATCATAGGGACATACAAGGACATTTAGGGACATTTTGCAAAATTTTTTCTAAAATTTATAATTGCTCTCTTATGAATTCGAGAAATCTGCTTCTTAGAATACCCCGTTCTCTCTGAGATGTGTTCCCAAGTGAAGTTATTTATATATCGGTATCTAAGTACTACCCTTTCTTTCCAATCTTCCAAATGCTCTATTTCTGTTGCTATTTTGATTTGAAATTCCACTAATTTTTCTAATTTTTCCTCTAACTCGTATAATTTGCTTAATTTGTCTATTATACTTTTATCCGGGCTGTTTTCTCCACCTTGTACCCTTTCTTTGAGCTGAACACTTGATAAAGACTGTATATTGACTTTTAGTTCCTCAATTGTTTCTTTCAAGCTCTGAATTTCAACTCTTAGTTCATAACCACTTTTTAAATTCATTACAACACCTCAATTCCTACTCCTGCATTCCCTTTGTCTGTTTCGTATCCCAGAAATACTGGGACTATTTCATTTGCATTATCATCATCTATCCAACCATGTCGAGCCATTAGGTCACAGGGTAACTGGGCAGCGTTGATAAAGTCAAACTTTCTTCTACTATCCCGAATAAAATAAAATCCAATCCGGTAAGGTTTTTCTTTTCCCTCTAATTTTTTCTTAAATTCTTTAATTATTTTAGGATTTTTCCATTCTATCTCATGCAATTTAAGGTAATTTTTAACAGTTTTTGAATTTGTCAAAATAGGTCTCTTCATATTTTTATTCCAACAGATTTCTTTACTGTTTTTAGAACTTGGAACGTTACCTTTAATAAAAATCATGCTATTTCTTCCTCCGTTTCCCAAAATGCTTTTGATTTTCTTTTTCTCTTAGATTGCCATGTGAATTTAAATTCTTTTGTCATTTCACAAATTCTATCTAAGATTTTATTTGTATTTTTGTACTGTAAAAAGTCTCTCATTTCTTTCAAATCAAGATTGGAAGTGATGATGATAGGCTTTCCTGCCCGGTATCTCGTATCTATCAAACTAAATATCTTTTCTTTTCCCCATTCTTCACTCAATTTTTCACTTCCTAAGTCATCGATAAATAACAAGTCTACCTCTTTCACTGCTTCTAAAAATACGCTTTCTTGGTTAAAATCCTCTCTTAAAGTTCTTAAATATCCGCCTAAGTTAAAACTTAAAACCGCATAATTATGTTCCATTAAGTAATTACATATACAGTTTGCTAAAAAAGTTTTTCCAGTACCACAATTTCCAACGAATAACAATCCGTCATTGATTTCTAGGATTTTATCGTAGTTTGTAACATAAGTTTTAATTTTTTTATACAACTCTTTCTCTTTGTTATTTTGTAAAGTTGCATTTTTAAACTGGTCCTCTCTTGAATTTCTGTCAGTGATAGACAATTCTTTGAACTTTTCTAATCTTCTTTGAATTTTAGCTTGTTTTTCACAAGAACATTCATAAGCTACCTCTCGGCCGTCTTCAAGTCTTTCAATAACGGTTTCTCCACAACATGAGCAAGTAGCTATAATACAAGCTTTTTTATCTTCTTCTCTTTGTCCTATGCTATTACGAAAATCTTCTGTATATACTAGTTCTCTCATTGTTTTTATACTCAATTTACCCTCCTCTCAACACATCTTCTGCCGTCAATGAATAATCTTTTTCATAGACTTCTTCTTTTTCTTGTTTTTTAGACAAGATATAATTATCTCTCAAACAAGCAATTATCCAAGCGTCATGTTTTTCATTTGCATTTGCATATTCAAATACTTCTTTAATTCTTAGAATATCATTGCAATATTTTAGGATATTCTCTACTTTGATATTTCTATTTTGAATAAGTAGTCTTATTTCATTTTTTAAAGCAGGAACGCTATTGTTATTCTTATTATAGTTATTCTTATTCATATTATGTTTATTATAGTTATTCTTATTAGCGTCCACCTTTAGGGAACTACTATAAGTTCCCTTTTGGTTACTACTGTAAGTTCCCTTTTCGGAACTTATAATAGTTCCCTTTTGGTTACTACTGACTATAAGGGAACTTATGTAAAAAGCAGTGGATTTATTAAATCTTCTTTTCTTGTTAACAAGTCCTAATTCCTCTAGTTCTTTTAACCCCTTAGAAATTCCAGCTCTTTTGGAAGTGTTCAACTCTTTCATAAGTTCCTCATACGAATAACAAATAAATATATTTCCATCTTTATCCGTAAAACTTTCTTTGTTCTCTTTTTTGCAAGATAAGTTATACCTATCAAGCATAAGCAAATAAATATCAAATGCAGTAAGACTTATTCCCCCGTCCCGTCTAAGTCTAAATAGACTTTTGGGAACTTGGAAATATGGCTCTTTTTCTTCCAAATTCCCACCTCCTGACTTAAATTATTTCAATACCCACTCTAATAAACGAATTCCTACCTCAACACCATGAAGTGCTTTATCTAATTCATTGAAACGTTGAAATTCGGAACGATTTACTTTTTTGATTTTATCTCTCAATATGATAAATGCCAAACTTTGCAGTTCTAGCATATGCTCTATTTCTTCAATTGTTCTCATTCGTAACTCCTTTTTCTAAAGCATTTCCCAAAATGGAAATAACCACTACCTCTTAAAATTTAAATTTCCTTTGTATATTTCATGTATCGGTTCATCAAACACATAAATATCCGATATGTAACTTTCCCCCTCTTCGTACATATTCAAATTACAATAGTTATTTGTGGAGGCTTTATAAATCAATTCAAAGTCATCTCCTGTGTCATTTAAAAACCAACTTAACGTTAATGTGGTTTTCTTTAATCTTTTAATAATTAAAGGAACATTGCAGTAATGAGAAATTCCTAAATATTTTTTACAAGGATCTCCTTTATTTCTAAGTTCTTGTGCTGTTACTCTTTTTAATTTCATCTATTCTTCCCACCTCGCTTTTTTGCTTTTGGAATGAGGTTTAAAATCAAATAACGTTTTAATCTATCTATATGTCTATATTTTGCAAAAAAATCGCCTCTTAACAGCACTCCATCTGCTCGTCTTTTAATCCTAAGTGTCAAATCATCGTCAGGGATAGAAATTCGAAAACCTCCCTTGAAATGTCTTGTTTGCTCTCTCTTCTTTCTCAATTTTCTAAGCTTTAACTTCATCATCTTCATGCCTCCAAGAAATAATATAAATTTCTACGTTATTTACTTCAAACTTGCTTACATCTGATATTTCTCTTTCAAAAGTTTCTCCAGTATCAAAATTCATAATTCTTAAAATAACATCTTCTTTCTTTATTTCTTCATTCATAATATCTTGTAAAATATATTCTCTATCGTCGCTTAATGTAAACTGTCTAACTGTATTACATTTCAATCCTGATTTTTCTTTTTTATAAAATTCAGTAAAACTTCTAAATGTGATTACTTGTTTCATTCTTCCTCCCCCAATACTTTCCAACTTGAATCTAAGTTTTCCCAAACCCACTCTTCAAAGATTGCTTCTATTTTGTCTTCGTTTTTGATAATTTCTTTTGCTTCTTGCTCTGAATATCCGTAGTCTTCTACCAAATCAATGGTTTCTTCAACCTCTGAATTTACATACCCCGTTGAAACGTAAAATTTTATTTTATACTTACTCATTTTCTTCCTCCTCTACCCAATCGGCTAATTCTTGAATAGTATCTTCTGTTGAATCACAACTACCACAAGTTACAGTTGCAAACTCATTTTTTATTAAAACTCCATTTTTGTCAAAATCTACATCATTTATGCTGTGAAAGCATTGTACACTTCCACAATGTTTACATTTCCACATTTTCCTCAACCTCCTGCAATGTTCTCTTTACTCGTTCCAAAGCCTTTTCTGCTTGTTCTTGAGTTTGGAAATAGTTACCTAGTGCATATCTGTCATTGTCTTCTGAAACATAATCATCTGTTATAAAATATATGAACCCATAGTCATTGATATAATAATATTCTCTGTTACGCTCTGCTCTCCAACGTTTAGGTTTTCCATATTTTTCATTAACACGCTCTATGAATTTCTCTAATCTTTCTTTCTCTCGTTCGTACAGTAATATGCAATTCGGTGTTTCTTCATAATTGTCAGTTACATTATTGTACATAAAAAAACAACTTTCATACCCTTTCTTTAATTTCAATTGCAATGTTTTATTTTCGTATTCTTGTAATCCGTCACGTAAATTAAGTAATTCGTTCTTCGTAATTCTCCAAGCCCATTTATCCCATACTTGAATAAATTCTATTTCCAAAACTGTTTCTTTTTCCATAATTCCCTCCTAATTGAAAGGGGCATAACTGCCCCTACTACTATTTTGAAAACAACCCTTGTGCAACATCATCGTGTCCGATTTTGCTATCATCAACAATTTCTCCTGTTTCTTCGTCAATAACCAATTCATCAGAAATTTCCACTTCTTTTGTCTTTTCGTTCCAATTACTTGTTTTTTCATCTTTATTGATATTTTCTAAAAATTCTACTGACACAGGAAGCCATTTCAATAGCTTTTTAACAACTGTTTTTTGTGCCATTTCTTCAAAATTCTTATTCCATACATCATTTTTATATGAACCTTTTCTATACTTTTCCTCATGTTTTATCACTTCATCTTTTGTCATATATTCAAATGCTTTAGCTCCGTCTTTTAAAATAGCAACTGCATAAAATCCCTTGATTTCTCCTCTATCATCAAAATTAGGTTTATGTGTCAATGTTCTACTTAGCCCGTATTCGATACTAAATTCATCATTTTCATAAACAGCATAGCTATAAATGTCTGATAGTTGCCCACTTCTTCGCAATAACTCAATTAGTCCTTTATAACCGATTTGAAATTGGCATTCTATCATTCCTGCTTTTTTATTTTCAAAAGGGATTAAATAACATTGCCCTAACATTCCTGGCTCAAGACCTAACTGTGCAGATACCATCAAAGCCCCTAGCAAACTTTCTTGACTACATTTAGCAAGTTTAGGATTTTGCCTTATTGTTGTTATTGCTATCCTCACAAATCTCTCCGAATTTACATGCTTAGGTAATGCGGTTGCAAATTGCTTTGCTCCTGCCTGCACTACGTCAAATATTGTTTTATGTTTCTTTGTTTCTGTCACTCCTCTATCGTTATTTGCTGTTAAGCTATTTTTTGCTACTGGTGTTGTCATTTTATTTCCTCCTATTTTTTTTAAACCAATTTTAAGCTCTTAAAAAGCTTAGGTATATAATTACCCTAAAAAAGTTTTAAAACGTTTTTTAGGGTACAATCTCGCAGTTAGAATTGAAATTAAGATGTCACCTGATTGCTAAAAATCTGCTAGCTTCTTTTTTATAATTTTGTTCCAACTCTTCTTCAAATGCTCTCATATCAGTTCTTTTACTTGATTGAATATTAAATTTGAACTTTCCAGCTGTTGCTTTTCGAGCACCTTGTGCCAACATTTCTGTTAAAATTTCCTCTTTCAAAAGATTTTCTTCTTTTGCAAGTTCTTTTTGTTTCGCTGCTAATTCTTTCACTTTTTCAGCTTTTTCTTCTAATTCATCAAGTTCTACTACTTCATTGCTTTCTAATTCTAGAGCTTTTTTCTTTAGATATTCCATATATGCATCAGAACCATCAGGCATTGGAGGAACTCCTAACACGATATTATCAAAATAAAAAGCATTTGTTTTTTCTTCAATTAAAGCAATGTCTTCTTCGCTTCTTTCGACGTAAAATTCTTTATATTTTTGTCCGCCAATTAAGACTGCAATATACGCAAAAGCATATCCTGTCATGCTTAAATAGTGTTGCACTTGGGCATAGTAGGATTGAGGAATTTCATCATCTTCCCAAGCTTTTGAATTAAAAGCATTTGTAGTCTTGATTTCTAAAATTCCATATTCTCCTGTTTCTTTACTTCTTACCACTCCATCGACATTGGCAATCAAATATTCACTTACAACAGAATAAGGAGCTTGATACACTTCCATTTCTTTATGCTTACTAGCAAATTCTTTCATAACAACATTTTCTAGCATATGCCCCCAATGTGTCGCTTCATTGCCTTTGAAAGTTGCTCCTTCTGTTTTATCGATATAGACATCAATAATCGATTTGTAAGGATTTACTCCTAAGATCGCTCCAACATCAGAGCCACCAATTCTTTTTTGTCTTAGCAAATGCCAAGCTTCCTCGTCCTCATAATCTGCAACTTCAAAATTTGTTAATAAAGAGGCTTTAAAGTCCATCATAGACATTTGTACTACCTCTTGTCTTTCTAGTGCTATTCTGTCCTCTAATTCTGTTTTATTTAAGTTATATATATTTGTAATTCCTAATCTTTTTGCTTCTTCTCTTAATTCTTTTATTGTCATTTTTCCTCCTATTCACCGAATAAACTAGGTTGTTCTATAATAATTTTTTTCTTTTCTTCAGTGGAATGTGCTTCTATATTTCCGACGTTGATTAGAGATTGCTTGAAATAGCTTTCTTTCAATTCAATTCCAATCGTTCTACGATTTAATCCTAATGAAACGAATTGTGTTGAGCCAATTCCCATAAAAGGATCTAATACAATATCGTTTTCATTCGTCCAAAGCTCAATCCCTCTAGCAATTACATCCAGCTGCAAAGGACAAATATGCCGTTCATCTTCTTCGGTTCTGGCCATTCCTTTGTTTAAAGTGTTAGATTGTCTAATATCCATCCATACAGGATTGGCATATCTTCTCCATACTTGATGAGAATACACCGGAACATCGTTATATTTTTCTTTCTTTGCGTATTTTTCAGGATCAGGCTCCGGTCTTTGTATTTTTTCTCCAACAGGCTCATTTTCTCCAAAGAAACGATCTAATCCATCTGGATGAGATACGAATTCTTCATTATCTCCAGGTTTTCTCATCGTGATTAAATAATCAGGAAGTCCATTTCTACACATAGAACTGTCCTTACAAAGTTGTTTGTGCAATAATCCAAGTGCTTTTGTCCGTGTCGCTTCTACCAACGGATCCTTAAAAATAGTAACTTTGGAATGATAAATAAAGCCCACTTCTTGGAACATTCTTATCAATTCTCCGGGAAAATCTTTTAATCCAATTACGCCATCCCTAGATTTCATCATAGGGATATCCATACAGTGAAAAGATAGCAATCTTCCTGGTTTTAAAACTCTATAAAGTTCTTTTGTTAAAAATTTAAAATGATGGTAAAATTCTCCGTCGTCTTTGCTATTTCCCATATCCCTATCGCTATTGGAATAGGTATATAGACTTGCAAATGGTGGACTAAAAATAGAATAATGAACACTGTTATCAGGCAATCCCTGAATCACTTCTACACAATCTCCATGATATAGGCTATATCTTTCTTGAATTTCTTGATTGATTACTTTCATTTTGCATCACCGTCACAAAGATATCCTTTTAAATATCCATCTAATTCATCCCAATACACGCAATCAATCTGTGGATTAGCCTTTAAAAATCCATATTCAATCAAACAACCTTTTGAATTTTTAATAGTTTCAAAATTAGGGATTGTCACAACGTCACATCGTTCTAATAAAGCAAGGCAATCATCAATCCCTTTTTCATATTCTGTTTCTTCATATCTCCAACCGAAATTGTGAATTGGACTGATAAAAGTAACCCCTTCATAACGATGAAAACTTTTTATAAAATTTTCCACTTTCTTTTTATTTTCTTCTAGCCCTCCGAATGGATGAGCTACATATATTAGTAATTGCTCCATAGTTTCATCTCCTCCCATTGTGGTAAAATCATTTCTAAATTTGCTACATAATCTGTACAAATTCTAGTAGTCGCTTGTAATTCTTTCTTTGTAATTTCTTTTGTATAATCTGTCATGATTTGTTGCATTCTTTTTGCATCAAATTCTTTTCTTGCAATGTTTTCTTTTACCGTTCCCTCTCTCTTAGAAAGAACAATATAAACATTGACTTCTTGCTCCTGCCCAAATCTCCAACATCTTCTGATAGCTTGATAATATTGTTCGTAGCTGTCAGAAAGACCAACAAAAATCATATTATGGCATTGTTGCCAGTTCATACCAAAGCCTGCTATTGATGGCTTTGTAACTAATGATTTTATTTCATTCTTAGAGAAAGAAAGCATTGTATTGGCTTTATAATCTGCTTTGTCTTGTCCTTTTACTTCGTAAGAATTTTCAATATATTTATGTAACAATGCAGATTCATCATTCAAATTACACCAAATAAGCCATTGTTCTTCTGAATTATTTACAAGTTCAGAAGCAACTTGACAACGAATATCAAGTGTATCTTTTCTCACTCTTCGCCTTTCTGTAAGTGTCAGAGGTTTTGTTTCAAACTCATCTCCATCTGCGATAATTTCAGTAACATTTAACTTAGGCAAATCGTATCCTTGCATTGCATAATCCAAGTTACAAGGGTTATCGATAAACACCGCCCAGCTTGCCATCCATTGCCAGAAAATATCTTGTGCATGTCCTTTCAATCTCCATTTTGCAGTATCTCCGCCATCGTGAATGAAATACATAGATAGCATTTCATTTCTTGTCATCACTCCTAAAAATTCGGAATGATTCCCTAATTCCATATAATCATTAGGAGCAGGAGTGGCGGTACAAGCTAATTTAAAAGGAGTTTTATAGAAATTTTCAATAATTGAATTTCTGATTTTTCCAGTGAATGATTTTAAGATGGAACTTTCATCAAGAACAATTCCGACAAATTCACTTGCTACAAATCGATCTAATTTTTCATAGTTCGTAATATTGATTCCGTCTAAAACTTCATTTTGACTTTCTGCGATATTGACTGAAATATTGAATTTCTCCCCCTCTGCTTGTGTTTGTTTTGATACAGCCAAAGGTGCTAAAATCAAAACATTTTTCCCTGTTTTTTTGTAAATTTGATTAGCCCATTCAAGTTGCATTAAAGTTTTCCCAAGTCCACAATCTGCAAAGATAGCAGACTTTCCTTTTTTTAAAGCCCATCTGACAATATCTTTTTGAAAATCATACAGATTTTCATTTAGAATATTTTTATCAATATCAAATCCTGAGTTTTCTATTTGAAAGGATTTTGAAGTTATAAAGTCTGTATAATTCATTATTTCATCTCCTCGAAAAATATAAAGTACCCAATTCCTGATATTCCTGCTAAAATTAACATAATTGTTTTTAAAACGAAAGGAAAAGGAATATCTAGCATGCTATACAACAAAACCGATAATTGCGATGATGTAGAATAATTTTTGTAATTTTGATTTTTTCATTTCTTGATTTCCTCCTTAAATCGTGTTAAAATTCAAGAAAGTTTATTCTATAAACTCTCTTTAAACATCTGCAGGGGCTTGGTCGTTGCTTGCAGATGTTTTTAAATATTCCTCAAATTGCTGTCTATAACATTCCCACCGCCAACCTGTTCCTATGTTATTTCTTATCTGCCGTCCAAAAGGATAAACCCCTTTTACTATGCGACATTTAACAGTGAAAACAGATTTTCCAAGTCTTTTTGCTATTTCGTCGACTGTAATAGTTTCTTTCATAAAAATGCCTCCTTTTATGGTTTCGGTATCGGTTTAGGTGCCTCTGGTCTTGGAGTATTTGGAACTATTGGTTTCTCTGTTTCGTCCACATTTATTGAAACTCCTAAGATAAAGCCAACTCCAACACCTAAAATAAAAGCTGTAATCATAAAATCCTCCTAGATTACTTTAGATTGACTTGCTAAATATTTTGCATGCACTGCAAGAGCTTCATATTCTGCCAATGCTCCGATATATTCATAAGTTGCCGCTTCGTGTCTTTTTATCATTTTCAGTAATTTTCTTTTTGTTCTTTTAGAGATTTTTGCATTGTATACAAATCCAATCAATTCGCATGTAGAGCTTGCATAATTTCTCGTCTTTTCGTCCTTAATGTCTTTTATTATTCCCATAGCGTTTTTTTCTAACATGTTATTCCTCCTCATTTATTTTTTTGTAGCAAGTGTTAACAATCTGAAAATTTCATTTATTTGTTTGTCAGTCATTTTCTGCTCCTTCCATTTCCACAACTGGCATAATTCCATTATTTTTTAATAAGTTATAAAGGAACAATCTCCCTTTTTGTGTCCAGTACATATGAATTTTTAC